TAGACTCGTCTCTGTAGACCTCAGATTGAAGTCTGATGAGTAACGGCCTTCTTCTAGCCTTCGCGCTCTGGATCGCCTCGCGGCCTCGTCGGAAAAGACGAAGAAGAGTAAAGTGAGCCTCCACAGATAGGGGGGATCTCATGTCAAAATCAGCACGTTCTTGGTTAGCCTCACTGATCTTCTTGACGATGGTCGTGGGGCTGATCTTCTTCCTGACGTTCTTGGAGATCCCAGACAAGAACAAGGATCTCATCACCTCGATCATCGGGATGCTAGTTGGCTCGATCTCCATGGCGATCAGTATATTCGTCGGTCGCGATCCCGATGACGTCGCCGCGCTGAAGGGACAGATCGAAGAGCTCTCCGACGATCGGAACACGCTCATCGCTCGTCTTCGCGATGCACAGATCGACAAGGATATACTTCGGAAGCAGCATGAAGGGCTTCAGGCGCTGGTGATCTCCAAGCTCTCTGTCTTCGCAGAGGACAAGCGACTCGGCGAACTCGCGTCTCTAGCGAACGAGCGCTCGATGCCAGAAGAGGTCGCGCGATGGATACCAGGCGAACGAGCTCCCCAGATACCGTCGACCATGACGCCGCTTCCTAAGCGCTCGCCGCTAGACGACGTCTTCGGCGGAGAGGATAAGAGCTAGAATCCTCCGGCGCCTTCCCATGGCTTCCGCTTCTTCTTCGGTGGAGAGTAGGAGCGGCGCGTCGGCTTCTCTTTCTTTTCGAGGGCCTCGTCATCATTCCACCTCCACATGATGCAGTCATAGCGGAGAGCGTCGAGCGGATCTTCTCTGCCGTCCTTCACTGGTGACTCTTTGCGCTTGTCCCACCGATAGGACTCAAGCGCTTTCCGCAGACTGTTCCCGCTCGCTTTGCGCCCAGCTTCCCAGACCTCGCGGGTCACTCGATAGTTCCGTCGCCAGATCGAGCGCTTGAGGCGCTGCACTCCGTTGATAATGTCGACGCGAACCGGCGAGGTCGTATGGCGAAGACGCAGACCGATACCGCGCGGCGGAGCTCCGGAGAGGACGCGGAACGAGGAGAGCGCGGTCTGATCGTTCCGCGCTGCTCCGGCTTTGTCACCGCATCCAGCATCAAGCCAGATACGCGGACCAGGCGCGCTCGCCTTGTGCTTCCTTGGCCAAGCGATGTCGAGGATCAACCGCGCGAGCTCTTCGAGTGTCACCTCATGAGGGTTGATCTCTCCGCAGATGATGTCGGCGCCGAGATCTGGATCATGAGCGATAATGAGGACCGACGGCTTTCTGAATCCCCAGTCGACCGCGATTCTCCCCTCCATCGTCGGCTTATACTTCCAACCGTCGACGATATTCTCCTCTGACCATTCGGGGTAGACGGTTCCCGTCGGCGGGCGTGGTTCATTCATGACCATCGCCGCGCGCTCTTCAGGGGGGAGCGCTTCGGTCGCCTTGAACCAAGCGGCGCTTAGGTTTTGCTTGTTCGCGTATGAGGTGTGATAGATCGGCTGGCAACCGTTATCCTCTGCCATCCGTACCCACCAAGCATCCGCGACAGGCAAGCCGACCATCACCAGAATCGGCGACGGTCCAGATCGAAGACGACCTAGCGCCTTTTGCGCGACCTCTTCACTCATCGTCTGGGCTTCATCGATGAAGGCGGCGCCGCTAACATTGATCCCCTCAAGTGGGTTGTGTGAAGAGTCGCGCGTGCCAGGTCTGAAGTACGCGCGACACCAGACCGAAGAGCCCGTCGAGGGATCGGTCCACGTCCCCTTCAGCTGATTCCACTGCCAGCCGAGCGGCCCTAACCACTTCTCAATCTCTGGAGCGAGCACCGTCCGATATCTCGGAGCCGTGTCCGTGATGAGCAGAGACGACGAGCCAGGGCGGAGTTTGCTCATCATGAGCAGACCGAAGACCAGCGCGCTCGTCTTACCTGATCCCCATCCGGCGCGGACCGCGATGAAGGTCTCCTCATCGACGAGAGCGCGGACAAGATCCTTCTGTAATGGGTTGAGCTTCATGGGATCATTGTCTCTCATACTGAACGAAATTATGGTACTGAACACATGGGAGGTTCTATGTCGTACAAGACAGGTTATCAGAGAAGGCGCGATCTGCCCTATCAGGGCGCTCCAGCGCTTCCCCCTCTCGGCGCGCGAGGGATCACCGGAACCTACCTATCCGGCGGACAAATCACCGGCAAAGAGCAAAATCTCCGCCTCACTGGTCTTCAGTGGGTACGCGAAGCGGAGGAGATGCTCGCGACTGATCCGATTGTTCAAGCCTCTTGGCGTGTTCTGAAGCAGACCCTTCTTGAGGCATCATGGCGATGGGTGCCAGGCGATGAGGATGACGCGCAGTCGAAAGAGTTCGCGCGATACGCGAATGAGTGTTGGGGGCTCGACGGGTATCCAGGGATGATGTCTCTCTCTTGGGAAGAGCAGCTGCAATATCTCTGGGAGTTCGCCCCGATCGGCTATCGCTACGCGGAAGAGCTGTACAAGATCGCCGACGACGAGAACGGAACGCCGCGCGTCTGGCTCGACCTCTACGCCGACCGCGAGCCTTCAGCGCATTTACGCTGGGAGTCGCTCGACGGTCAGACCCTTGAAGCGGTCTGTCAGCAGCTCCGTGGGAACACTCTCCCACCGGAGCCGATCCCAGCGAGCAAGCTGCTCTTGCTCACCCTGAACCGCACCGGATCAAACTTCGAGGGGCGCGGCCTTCTTCGTCCTGCGTGGTGGTGGTGGCGATTCAAGCAAAGAACCGCGAACCTTCTCGGCGTTGGTATGGAGCGTTGGGCTGTCGCGACTCCTCGCGTCGCTGTCGATCGGTCGGCGGCTGAAGCGGCTGGACTGACTGATACCGATATCGATGAGATGATCGACCGCGCGGCGGCGCAAGCTCAAGCGTATATCGCACAAGAGCAGAGCTTCCTCGTCGATAATCCGGTCGTCTCCTTCCAGACCTTCGGCGAGCAAAAGCTCGACAGCTCTCACGCGCTCGCCACCATCAAAGAGTGCGATCACCAGCTCTCGATGGCCTTCCTTGCTTCGTTTATGAATCTCGGAACCACGGACACGGGATCGAGGAGCGTCGGCGAAGTTCACCTCTCTGTCTTCCGTCGCTCCGCGCTCAATCTATGCGACATGATCTCTTCTTCAGTCGGCGGGATGGATCGGAGAGGCGGCGGAACAATCGGGCGCCTCCTCAAGTGGAATTATGGAGAGTGCTCACCCTCCCAGCTTCCTCGCCTCGTCCACTCTGGTCTTGATGCTGACGAGCTCGCAGAGAGCCTCACCGCTCTCGCTCCGCTGGTCCAGTTCGGTCTCCTCACTCCAGAGGACGATCTAGAGCGCGCGATCAGAGAGCGGATCGGCGCGGGTGAGCTCCCAGAAGAAGCGGCGCGCTCTTACTTCGACCGCGTGAGCGCTGGTCTCGGTGGAGGAGCGACCGCTCTTTCAGAGCGTTATCGCGCGATGAAGAGAGGGATCAAATGAGCTTCAAGCGGAAAGCCAGGCGCCTCGCGGAGCGTCGTCGCAAGGATGATCCGAAGACTCCCGCTCCTAAGCGAGATCAGCGGACCGGATCGAAGCAGAATCCGAAGGGCTCCGCATCCGGAACACGCGGCTCCATCGAGGTCTCGGATCGAACCGAGAAGGCGCTGGAGAATATGCGCGACGAGCATAACGAGAAGCACGAGGCGAAGGGCCGTCGTGTTGATCTTGGCATGCTCAAGGCTGTTTATCGGCGCGGAGCTGGAGCCTTCTCGACCTCTCACCGTCCGTCGGTCACCTCTCGCGATCAGTGGGCGCTCGCGCGCGTCAAAGCCTTCCTGAAACTGGTCGGGACTGGACAGCGAAAAGAGGCTTATGACACCGACCTCGACCTTCTCCCAAAAGATCACCCTCAACACAGGGCGAAAGAGGCGAGCGAGAAGATGGCGGAGCTCCCCAAGAAATATGCCCACATCGACTTCAAGCCTCCAAAGGGTGCTCAAGAAGCAGCGGCGCGCGCCTTGGAGGTACGCGCGGAGAAACCGGAGTCACAGCGAGGGATGACAGCGGTTGGAATCGCGCGAGCTCGCGATCTTAAGAACGGCCTCGAGCTCTCTCCGGAGACCGTCCGTCGCATGCTCGCGTACTTCACGCGACACGAGATCGATAAGAAGGGCGAGACTTGGGACGAACAAGGAAAAGGCTGGCAAGCCTGGCAAGGGTGGGGCGGCGACGCGGGATTCGCTTGGGCGAGAAAGGTAGTCGGACAGATGAATGCAGCGGACAATAAGAGCTTAACCGAGAGAGCCTTCACCTTCTCCGAAGCGGAGGAGATCGACCTCGATGGTCTTACCGTCGTCGTAGAAGATGGTCAGCAGTTGGGGCGCCCGTTCGTCACTTTGCGCGCTGGGACCGTCGCCTCTCGGATGAGCGGTGAGACTATCGCCGAAGTTACGCCGTCAATGCTCGCGGAGATTGTCCGCGTCTACCAGGCGCGCAAAGAGAGCGACCCAGTAATCATTGACTGGAATCACCAGAGCTCTCCCTCATACGGATCAAACACTCCTGAAACCGGAGGGGCGCTCGGCGAGATCGTCGACCTCCGCCTCTCCGAGGATGGACAGTGTCTGATCGCTATCCCCGCTTACAACGAGCGCGGACTCAAAACAGTCGCGGAAGCTCAAGGCTCTCTCTGGTCGTCTCCAGAGTTTGTTCTGGGCGAAGTCTACGCGAGAGAGAGCGGAGCTCCCACAGGAGGCGCTCAACTTCTCGCTGTCACTCTTACCCCTCGACCGCAGCAGACTGCGAGCTCGGTCGATCGTGTTCTACTAACCGAGGAGGTTAACCTCATGGAGACCCGTGAGAACCTGATGAAGATGGAGCGGGACGACCTCGTCGATCTCTTGCTTCAGAAGATGGCGATGGTCGCCGAGATGGAGAGTCGTCTTACCGAGGAAGAGCCCAAAGAGCTCGCCGAGGAAGAGGACAAGAAAGAGATGGCCGAGGACGAGGAGAAGAAGAACCTCGCCGAGGATGAGGACAAGGAAGAGATGATGGAGAAGAAGAACTACGCGATGAGCGAAGGTTCTGCTCTCCTTCTCGCCGAGGTCTCCACTCTTCGCGAGCAGCTCACCGCTCTCCGTGAGGAGAACCAGAGCGTCAAGCGTAAGGGCGCCGTCGACGAGCTCGTCCGCTCCGGTCGGATCTCTCCCGCCGAGGTCGCACTCGCCGAGAAGGCTTGGAACCAAGCGCAGAGCGGCGACGACGCATTCTGGGCGATGTTCAACGAGCGCAAGGCGGGCTCGGTCGTCTCTCTCCGCGAGGTCGGTCACGGCGCCAGCGGTGAGCAGATCAACCGCGAGACCCTCGCTGACCGCGCGAAGCAGCTTGCAGCGGAGAAGTCGATCAGCTTCTCCGAGGCTCTAAACACGATCCGAACAACTGACCGCGAGTTCTTCCTCGCTGCTATGGAGGGCTAAGCATGAGCCGTCTTTCAAACTCTGACATCCGAACCTTTATCGCTGCCGAGGCGATTACCGCTCTCCAAGCTGTCGTCTTCGACAGCAACGGGAAGGTCGCACTCGCTGACACCACGACCGGCGAGAACGTCGATGGGATCGCACAGCGCAGTGTTGACGCTGGCGACGCTGTCGAGGTCGTCGTCGACGGTGCCACCAAGGCGATTGCTGGCGCCACTCTCACCGCAGGGACTCACAGTCTCCTCATGGTCGAGACGGGAACCGCTCGCCTCATCCCTTGGGCTACCGGTGGCGGAGCTCCAATTCAGCGCAGCGTCGCTCGCGTGATGTTTAATCAGAATGTTACCTCATACGCCGACGGCGACGAGATTGAGGTCATTTTCACCGGCGCTAGCCAAGCCTCCTAAGGAGTCGTAAATCATGGCCCGTCCAAGTTATAGCAATCTCCATCCAGTCGATCAGATCCTCACGAACATCGTCGCCGAGGCGATCCCAAGCGATAGCCAGCTGATCGCTGGTCGCGTGATGGAGCAAGTCGACGTTCCAGAGCGAAGCGGAACCCTCCTCGTCGAGGAGACCCGCTCTTTCATGGGTGCTCCAGAGGCTGACTCGCGCCGCGCGCCAGGCGCAAGCCGACAGAGTCTCTCCTCCTTCAATCGCTCAAGCCTCACCTTCAAAGCGGAGATCCACAGCTTTGAGGACAGCATCGCGATGGAGGATATCGAAGACTCGCAGTATCCAGGCTCGGAAGAAGAGCGTAGCGCGCGCAAGGTTCGCCGCGCTCTTCTCCTCGCTCAAGAGAAGCGCTGCGCAGATCTCCTCTTCTCGACCACCGAGTTCACGAACAACACGACCCCAGGGACTAAGTTCGACGCCGCTGGTGCGGAGCCTTTGAGCTTCCTTCACGATCAGCTCGACATCCTTCGCGCGGCGAATCACGGGATCGTCGGCGATACTCTGATCCTTGGTTATGACGTGTTCCGCGCTCTCGCTCGTAACCCAGAGATCCGCTCCTTCGTTGGCGATGCTTCCAACGGGATCGCAAGCGGAAACCGCATCCTCGCCAATGACGCTGTGATCGAGGTTCTTCGCTCGGTCCTCAACATCCCCAACGTCTTCGTTGGTAGCGCTCGACGCGAGACCGCGATTCCAGGCGCGACCTCAAGCGAGGCGAATATCTGGGACGGTGAGACGATCGGTCTCTACATCATGCGCGGCTCCGACGCTGTCGCACAGAAGAGCGGCGGCGTTAAGGCGATGCCAGTCGCGGCGCTCAACATGATGTACAAGGGCCTTCAGGCTGGGCAGTACGACTCCCTCGACCTCGTCCGTCGTCATGTTTGGGGCGAGCATGTCCAGGTCTTCAAGAAGGTTGACGCCGCGCGCGGTCGTCTCCTGACCAACTGCCTCACCTAAGAGGTATTGATGCGCTGTCTTCACTGCTCTTCACACATTCACCTCGCAGAGGACGCGGACGCGAAAGCGATCGACGACTTGACCCGCCAGATTAAGGCGGCGACGGACGCTCGATTGCTCCAAGTGCTCCGCGCGTCTAAAGCTCAACTACAGCTTGAGGCGAAGCTCGATCGGGATCTCCGTCGAGCGCTCCGAAGAAGCAAGGCTGAAATCGTGAACGCAGTGAAGGCAGCAGCCGCGCGCGGTGGACTCGACGAGCTCCGCCGGATGCGCCGCGGTGAGATGAACGCTTGGATCCTAGACAATGGCCTCGCCTCATCCATCATGCAGATCACTGACGCGGAGAGAGAGACCCTCGCGAATGTCGAGGAGCTCCTCTTGGCGTCTGAAGATGGCTTCTCGGTCTCCGAAATCGGAGGCGTCGGACAAGCCCTAGCTGACCAGACAATCTCGGGGATCTACGATGATGTCATTTTGCCCGATGTTCAGCGCTCGGTCAGAGACGCGCTCTCAAGCGCCGCTTTTACTCTGGAACCCTCTGATGTTATCAGCGGCCTCGATGCTGCTCTCCGATCCGCAGAGGGTCGTCAGATCACAGAGGCGAGAACGAGAATCACAAGCTACGGTCGCGAGCTCACCGCTATCGCAGCCGAAGAAGCTGGACTGAACCATTATCTCTACACCGGCCCGCTAGACGGGATCACTCGCTCATTTTGTCGAGTGATCGTCGGCAAAGTCTACACGCAGACACAGGTCGGAGAGATGCGGAACTATCAGCTGGAGCCAGTGTTGACGCGAGGAGGCGGATATAACTGCCGCCACTCATGGTCGCCGGTCTCCGAAGAGCTGATCGAATCGGCTTCCCTAGAACGCGGAACCGACGCGGAAGTCAGACAAGCGAACCAGAAGGCGAGGGCAGATCGATGAGCTTTCAAGACTTCTTGGCGAAGTTAGGTCCTTTCTCTTGGACTCTTCACAACCTGATAGCTCACCCTCTATCAGAGATCGCGCACTTGATCGGGCTCCGTCGTTTATCAGACTGG